CGATTCGTGGCGTTGAGGATCATCCCCTTTGGAGATCCGGCGAAATGAACCGCGAACAGTTCCTTTTCAACCCGGCCCGCGTCCATAGGAACGTCGGTGTGCTTTTTGATCGCTTCAATCGTAAGCGTGACATCGCCAATCCCAAGGAAGTCCTCGGACGCGAGCCAGTTCGATTTGGTCTTCATCTGGCCGACTTTGCCATCAAATGTTTCTGATTTCATGTTGTTGGTTCGTTAGTCTTGTAAGGGTTTATTTAATATCTTTTCCGGGAACGTATCCTCCTGCTTCCCTGAATGCGCGGAGTGCTGCTTTAATCCAAAGGCTAGTCCTGCGAGATCCGTTACGGTGATGCCTGTATGCCTGCCATTTACAAACGGCCTGCTGCCACGTCAGCCCTTTCTTGTGGGCACGGAATCCGTGGCTCCCTGCCTCGCTGTCAACGAACCCTCGGTTTGTAATCTTCATTTCTCCGGTTTAGTGAGCGTCCTAGTCTTGCGGGAGCTTCAAAAGCCCATAGCCGAGTTCCTCGGCTTGCTTGCGGATCTTTGCGACGGGATCGTTTGCGATGAACTTGGCGCGGAGGTCAGCCATTGCATCCTCGACGGTTGCGCCTTTGCCGACCTGGCTGTCTTCATGGATGCTGGCCGGGATGACGGTCAGCTTGAATCCCTTGCAATCCATCGCGGCATCAACAATGCAAGCGGTTGGATATTCGGCGCGCAAAGTTTCGTTTGCGGCGAGTAGTTCTCGTGTGTTGGTTGTCATGGTATTGTTGGAAAGGTTGCCCTTGTGCCGTGCTGTCTCCCACAAGGGACGGCATCAAGGGCGCTGGAAAGTTTCCGGGCTGTCGTAAGCAATCCCACCCTCGACGGATGAAAAACGACGTGGCACATGCCGCCCGGTTCCCCACATAGGAAAGTGTTACGCATCGGAGGTTGATCCGATGAAGATTGCCATTACGGCAAGGAGGCAAACGGCAACGTAGCCCTCGAAATCCCGGCATCCGGTGGCGAGCAGGATCACGAAGGTTACGACGCACAAGACAAGGGCGATGGCACTGGCGGTTCGGGTTGCGTCGGAGGTCATAGCAATGCAGCGCCCTCCTGGTCAGCGGTTTCGATTGGCGCGACCGGCTCGATTGGTCGGGCAGCGGCAAGCTCGCGGGCAAACTCAGTCATGAGTTGGCGCATCACGCGGCAGCTTTCGTCGTCGTTGTTACCAGCTTGGATCGCCTCGCAGGCGGATCGCTCGGGCATGGTCATGCGGTAGGTTGCGGATGCCAGCAGGTGTGTGGCGGCTTCTTGGTAGGTCATGGCAAATCAAGGATTGCGCGGGTTTCAGGGCGGGTGACATGGGTGGCCGACTTAAAATAAGCCAACAGTTCGGCGCGGTAAAAGCGTGGACGCTCCATCCATTTCTGGGCTTGTAATGACGGACCGTTGTTCGGGTATTTCTTTTTAGTCTTCATCGTTTGAGTAGGTCAGGGTTAACAAGGATTCCGTCGCCATTGGCGGGCGCAAAGTAGTCGATTCCGTAGCGCAACATCTTGATCAGCGCGAGATCGTAGCCGTTGCGGATGTTTACGCGGGCAAGCTTGCCGTTGTAACGCTTGGTTTCGGAGTCGTATTTGGCGTCGGTTGGCAACGAGGTTCGGACAATTACCAGCGGATCGGTTTCGACGACTGGCGGGTTGGTTATGGTTAGGTTCATTGTTCTGGAAAGTTGGCGCGGGCGGCCTCAATGGCCTTTAGCGCAATAGATCCTTCTCCGCTGTAATCATAGGAGAGGATGTGGATTTCGCACAAAGCGTCCATCAGCGCGGCGCGGTCGAGTTCAAGGCGGCGCATTGCCGGAATGATCGTTTCGCTGGAGGTTCCTCCGCATGCCCACTTATCTAGAGCTGCATCAGTGATCGGTGTGTTCATCGGTGCGATCTTGTCGGGGTGAGTGGCTGGCGTGTCGGCCATGGCGCGCCGCAGTGACTCACGGGCTTCTGGCGTCAAGGTGCCGACTGGCAGCTGGTCGTCGATGAATTCGTCTTGCATGGTCGTGGTGTATTGTCAGCGTGTAGGATGCGCTGCCCCCGTGGTATTGCGTCGGTTGACAGCCGCACCATCCCCTCGACCGGCTCGACTGGCGAGAAAAAGCGCCAAAAATAGTTGTGTCATACAGCGCGAAAAACTTGACGGGCAAGCGAGGCTTACGGCGCGTAAAGGCGGGACCGCTGGCAAGTTTTTTCGTCAGGTTTATTTTCGCGGGATGCTCCTTTTTTGTTGAGGCGGGACCGGCGGAGGGGTAGCGAGTTCGGCGCATGACAAATACCACTTACGACGACTTCGTTAAAACCAAGGGCCGCAAGGCAAAGTCTCAAGGCTTTGACCCGCTGCCAATCACCGCACCTCTCTTCGACTGGCAGGCTCACGTCGTCAGGTGGGCGGTTAAGCAAGGACGCGCTGCCTTATTCGAGGATTGTGGGCTTGGGAAAACCCTCCAGCAGCTCGAGTGGGCGCATCAGGTAGCGATGCACACGGGCGGCATGGTGTTGATCCTCACGCCGCTCGCCGTCGCTCATCAGACGATGAAGGAAGCGACGAAGTTCGGAATTGCCGCCAAGGTGGTCAAAGACCAGGGCGAATGCGCAGGCAGCGGAATCTTCATTACGAATTACGAAAAGCTGGAACACTTCGACGCCTCTCAATTTGTCGGCGTAGTCCTCGATGAAAGCTCGATCCTCAAAAACTTTACCGGCAAGACCCGAAAGCTCCTAACGGATACTTTTGCCAATCATCCCTACCGGCTTTGTTGCACTGCTACGCCAGCGCCGAATGACTTCATGGAGTTTGGCCAGCACGCCGAGTTCCTTGGCGTCATGCCGTCGAATGAAATGCTTTCCCGCTGGTTCATCAACGACACGATGAACTTTGGTAGCTACCGGCTCAAGGGCCACGCGGAGGCTGACTTTTGGGAATGGGTTTCAGGTTGGGCGGCTTGCGTTTCCAACCCGGAAGATATCGGCTTTGACGGATCGGCTTACGTCCTTCCTCAGCTTACCATGACTCCGGTTTTCGTTGAAATTGACGAAACGGAAGGCGCTGACGACGGCGAGCTTTTCCGCAACCCGGAACTGAACGCTACGACGATTCACAGGGAGATGCGGATTTCCTGCCCGGCTCGATGCAAGGAGGCTGCGCGCATCGTGGCATTCACTGACGGGCCGGTTATTGTTTGGTGCAACACGAATTACGAAGCGGACGAGCTGCAAAGATTGATCCCTGAAGCCATTGAGGTTCGGGGTAGTGACACCTCAACGCAAAAGGAGTCCAAGCTGGAATCGTTCACGACCGGCGCGGCACGGGTCATCATCACGAAGCCAGGAATCGCAGGCCACGGCCTGAACTGGCAGCATTGCAGCACGGTGGTTTTCGTCGGGTTGACCTACTCTTTCGAGGAGTTCTACCAGGCGCTTCGCCGGTCCTACCGCTTCGGCCAAAAGCTTCCGGTGACGGCATGGGTGATCCAAGGTCCGAATGAGCAAAGCATTCTTTCCGTGGTCAACACGAAGATTGACGCTCACCGGAAAATGCAGGTCGCGATGAAGCAAGCTGCGAAATATCTGAGAAACGAAGACGACAAGCAACTGACAATGAAAACTGACATCACTACAAAAACGGGCGACGGGTGGACGGTGGCCAATGCCGATTGCGTCCGCTATGCGCGGTCGCTAGCCGACAACTCGATTGACTTTTCAATCTACTCGCCGCCGTTCGCCTCGCTCTACATCTACAGCGCCGATGCGCAGGACATGGGGAATTGTTCCAATGACGCGGAGTTTATGGAGCATTACAAGTTCCTGATCGCTGAAAAGATGCGAATCACAAAACCCGGTTGCCTTTCCGCTGTTCACTGCAAGAACCTCGTCAACTACACGAACCGGGACGGCAAGGCGGGGATGCGAGACTTCCGGGGCGAAATCATCCGCGCCCACGTTGAGCTTGGATGGGCTTACCATGCCGAGGTTACAATCTGGAAAGACCCCGTGATTGAGATGCAGCGGACGAAAGCGCAAGGCTTGCTTTACAAACAGCTTCGCGGGAACTCGAAATACACGCGCACCGGCATGGCGGAGTATTTGATGATCTTCCGCAAGTGGGGTGATCCCGAGGAAATGAAGGAAAACCCGGTGACTCATTCCCGCGAGGATTTCCCATTGGATCAGTGGCAGCAATGGGCGTCTCCCGTTTGGATGGACATTCGGCAAACTAACGTCCTGAACGTGCGGGCTGCTCGATGCCCTTCGGATGAAAAACACCTTTGCCCTCTCCAGCTCGACGTCATTGAACGAGCTGTGACGCTTTGGTCGAATCCTGGCGATTTGGTTTATTCGCCGTTCACGGGCATTGGAAGTGAAGGTGTCATGTCGCTTGAGCTTGGCCGCAAGTTTACCGGCAGCGAACTCAAGGAATCGTATTTCAACCAAGCTTCGCAAAACCTCGCCAATGCCAAGTCGCAGTTGACGCTGCTCTGATTTCCCCATGCCGACCTGAGCATGTCGAGAAACTGCTCGCCTTTACCCATCAAACAAAATGAACCGAATCGAACAAATCAAACACTGGCAAGGCATCATCGAAACCCTGACAGCCTCATACAACCGCTTAGACGATGCCTGCAACGCCGCGATCAAGGCCGGGTGCATGGACAGCGAAGGCAGGTTGCACGAGGCGATCTGGGGCGCATTTGAAGACGCCGTTCAGATCATCGACCCGGACGGGTGGCTTGACTGGTGGCTGTGGGACAATGGGCGCGGCGGGCGCGGAATGCTGGCCAGCGCGAACGGTAAGAAGGCAAAGCCGGTCAAGACGGCAGCTCAAATGGCGCGGGTAATCGTCGATTGGAAGAACGAGCCATGAGCCACCTATCCCGATCTTTAGCTGTGATCCTGGCCGGCCATCCACGGCTCACCAATCTGATATTCAGAATCCTGAACCACATCGAACGCAAATGACATCTGACATTAAATTCACCCTTCACGTTTCATCCTCAAACCCCGCGCAGGTTTGGCCGATTAACGGCAAAACTGAACCAGAATTGGAACGCCGCATCGAAGCGAACTACTGGGCCGACGAGGACGAGTGTTGCGTTTCATTCCAGATCGCAGACATGGACGATCTACGGATGCTCATGGATTTCTACCGCGAGAAAACCGTCACCATGCGCCTGGTTGCCAACATCGAGACCAACGAGTGGTCGGCGCACGCTGGAATCAGTCCAAAGTTTCAAGGGGCGATCACGGGGCATCATCGCGCCAAAGAAGGCACCGAGCTGTCTCCCGCGACTGCGGCGAAGAAGCTGGATGCCATCGCTCATGCGCTCGCCAAATGGGCGGAGAAGAATCCGCTTGACCGCATCGAGCTTCCGGGCTAGTTGTCGGGCGTTCTCGATTTGCCGTCGGAACTCAACTTTTGAAGCCTTGCCAGCGATGGCAATAGCCCGCTCCCTTCCGACGGCAATCTTTCGGGGAGCGGGCTTTCTTTTGCCCGCGTGGTTCCAGTGGCGGCACCATTGCAACAGCTGGCCCTTTTCTCGTAGGGGTTAAATCGCAGCGCGAATACAAATGAAAGCGGCGAGGCTCACTCCCTATCCAACTAGGCAACACCGACACATTCAGGTTTGCTTGGGGGGTAGGGGGGCTTTGGAAAGGTATTGTTTCCAGCAAGTCACTCAGAACAAGGTAGAGAGCTAATAACCAAACCAACCAATGAACATCGAAGAACTGATCGAAGCCGTGCGAGCCTGGGGTGTCGCCCGCAACATCACCGGACCAAACGGCAAGGGCACGCTGCTAGAACAGCTTGCGAAGACGCAGGAGGAACTGACCGAGACGCGGGATGCGGCTGTGCTTTACTCGCAAGCTCAATTCATCTCCGTCAGAAACGGCAAGCGATACGAGACTCGGGAAGAGCTAATCGACGGACTGGGCGATGTATTCGTGACGATCATCCTCGCCGCTGAAATGGCGGGCTTGCGGATCGAGGACTGTTTGAAAGCCGCCTACGACGAGATCAAAGGCAGGACAGGCAAAATGGAGGGCGGGCAATTCGTGAAGGACAAGCCATGAGCGAAGAACCCACCGGCATCGAAGCCCAGGTCTGCGCGGACATCGCGGCTCGGCAGCGGATCGGGATCGCCAAGTATGGAATGACGCTCGCGCAAAACGATCTGGAATTGCGGGCGAGACTCCAGCACGCCTACGAAGAATGCCTAGATCAGGCCTGTTATTTGAAGTGGGCGATGGAAAAAATGCCTACTGCTTCCAACGATTGCGCAGAAACTTGATTCTTTTCTTGCGGAAATCATCCGGCGCGGTAGGTTTGCGCCGTCAACCAAACGAACCAAATGACGACTATCAAAAACGCCTTGCCGCTCACTCACCTCGGATTGCTGCCAAATAATCGCACCTGCGTTTTTTACCGAGTTGAGACATGGAGCGGCGGTGCATTCGTGGCAGATTTTGCGCTGCGCAGCCAAGCTGAGGAATTTGCGATTTCGGATGCTCGCGCCAAAGGCTGCCGATACGATCACAAGGTTTCACAGATGAGATTTGCCCGCCGTTAACCACCTACCCAGCCCGCCGCTAACCCCGGCGGGCTTCTTTTCCATGAAGCTCCTACTTCTCACCGCCGCCCTCTACGCCGCCCTCGTCGCAATCAACCACCTCAACCCCGGACCCGGTGACGCGGATGTCAGGGGCGAGGCAACCAGCGTGAAGCCATGAAAGTCGTAAAACTTAGCAAGTCGGAGTGCGACGAGTGGGTAAAGCTCAAGCATTACTCCCGCCGCGCTCCGATCTTCTGGGCGGGCTTTGGATTGGAGATTGGCGGCATGATTGAAGGCGTTTGCGTGTATGGCCAGCCTTCGCCGCCAATTCAGAAGCACGCTTTCAAGGACCGCGATTTCCAGCTTTTCGAGCTTGCCCGACTAGTGGTGCAAACGACCGAAAAAAACGCGGCTTCTTTCTTGGTCGGGAATAGCCTTCAAATGCTTTCCGCCCCTTGCGCCATCGTTTCCTACGCTGACACCGAGCAAGGCCATTCCGGCATCGTCTATCAGGCGACGAACTGGATTTACACCGGAGCGACCAAATCACACGACAAGGCATACTTGGTGGACGGTGTTCGCACTCATCCGATGACCCTCCGTGATCGCGGAATCACCGACCCCGGCAGATGGGCAAAAGAGCATGGGATCCAGACCGTGCCGCCAATGGAAAAGCACCGATACTTTCAATTTGTCGGGGACAAGAGGCAGCGCAGGTCGATGCTGGCGAAGCTTCAATACGCGGTTGTTTCCTGCTACCCAAAAAGTCAGCATTCACGCTACGATGACGGGCCGACGATTGCCATGGCCAGCCAGCCTGTATTGCTATGAACGCCAACCCGATCACCGACGCCCTGCGTGCCAACGTGGCCAACGCCAAGTCTAAGGCTGGCCGCAAGCTAGCGGAAAATGAGCTGGCGCGGTGGCTGGCGCGGAAGCGCCGCATCCGTATCACCCATCGCCGTTCTCGCGGTTTGTGGCCAACCTAGAGGCTCAAGCGGTCAGGTAGTCGCAAATGCCGGTTGCCATCGCCTCGGCCATCGCGGAAACGCTGGAGGATGCCGTTTGCCATTCCTGCGCGTTGTCGCCAAAAAATGGTTCCGCGATGACGGCAGGGCAGTGCGTTAGCTTCAAAAACTCCCCGCCTCGCTCGCCGCTGACCTTGGCTTTAATGCCGCGATTGACGGAAAGCGGAAAGGCTTCCTCGTATGCCCCGCGCAATGCGGTTGCTAGCGCCTTGCCGCCCTTGGAGGTTTGCCAAAAAAGCCACTCATGGCCCTTTGCGGTGCCTGTGGCTGCATTAAAGTGGCATTCAATGGCAACCGTCGCCCCCTTGGCCTTGATCTCGCTCGCAAGCCAGCGCATGGAGTCGGTGTAACCACTGCCACGATAGTCGTCGATCACGAACGATTGCACGCCCTTTTCGCGCAGTATGCGGTCGATCTGGAACGCGAGGTCACGGTTGAACGTCCACTCCGAAACGCCACCGGCAGAGACAGCCCCGCCGTCCCGCTTGCCGTTGATGTGGCGACTGTGTCCGACGCAGATTGCAACGAGTGATTCCGGTG